TGTTCTACTTAAAGGATCTTCTATGCCCATGCTAAGAAGACCTATTGCACTATTATTTTTCATTACTATATATTTATCACCCATTTGTTGCATAAACTTAGATGGTTCTGCCCAATCACACAATGGTGGTGTACGTCTAAAATATTCGTCTAGATTGGGATCTTGTGCCCATTCTAAAACCATATTAAAGTCTTCAATTGTAACTGGACGTAATTGCATATTAGTACTTTATGATATAATTTACAACTAAAGAAGGTTGAACAATATTTACGGGAGTATCTGTTGCACCAGAAATAGTATGAGTATGTGCACCGGCAGCAGATATTAAATTTGTATTTTGTACAACTGTTGTTGAAGCTCCGGTTGAAATATAACTAAAATTATTATTAATTCCGGATTGGTAATATGTTAAATTGTGTTGGTGGTTACCTGCAGATACTGTAGTTGCAGAGCTTGGCAAATTTGCAGTAGTTAATGTAACAGTTTCAGCTCCGCCACTATTACCAACGGCACTTCCAAGAGTTGCACTTCCAGTTCCGCCAGCTCCTACAGCAGCCCTTCTTCTCATGTCAGGCAATCTAAAATTTCCTATAGCTTCTCCACCGGTATTAAAAAATGACCCAACAATAGAGTATAAATCTGAATATGTAGCTTGAGAAACTTCTTGCCCCTGACAAAGTAACCATCCAAAAGGTGCGACAGACCCAGCAAACATTATCATAGACCCAATAGGATTTCCTATACCTTGCCATTGTGTACTATTTTTTATTTCTACAGCTTGTGTTGTGCTGTTATATATTACTGAACCTTCTTCTGGAGAAACTATAGCATCGCGTTGTACTGTAGTTTGAACTGGTAATTTAATACGATTACTGTAGATAAGTGTTGAGGAATTAATTAAATTAACAGTGTCTACATTAATATTTAAACTTGTTTTGGTTAGTTTTAAAGTATCAGTAGCACCATGTAAAACATGAATTGCAGGGATGGTAGCTCCAGAAGCAAGAACCATTTTAAGTTCTGCAGCTCCAGACGCCGTTTGTGTTTGACTATCAGTAATTAGAATAGAAGCCTTGCCTGCCCCTAGCAAGGCTCCTTGAGTTATCTTAATTGACTCATCATTTCCATTATTTTGAATTACAATAGCGTTACCATTGGCAATCGTAAACGCAAGATCACCGGTAAATGTTGCCATATTATCTTGATCTAATCCTGTAGACCAATTGACAACTGCAGTAAAATTAGCATTAACTTCTGAAGCTGATGCTGGGGTACCTGCTGTAAATATATTAGGTATTGTTAACGATGCCATAATAAACCTCTATTAAGGTTGGCGATTTATAAACCAAAACTGTGCGGTAGCTGCTGTTGCAGGGGCCGTGTTTCCAGTTCGCGTTGTTGTAACTGCAACGACACATCCGTTACTCATAAATCTATAGGACATATCATCTGCATCTTTACCAAAACCACTACTTCCTGGAATTCTAACAGTAAATACTGGACTTGTTGTTCCAACAGTTACATCTCCAGATGCAGCAGCATCAAAGACTTGCAAGTACACGTCTGAGGCAGTATTATTCTCAACTAAGAAACCATAAAGATTTCCTCGTCCAGAAAAAACTTCTACAGGACTAGCACTTAGGTTATTTGTATATAAATGAAATGTAGCACAGCTTGAACTACTAGTAGGAGCGCTCATGTTTTATCCTTTCCTAAATACCAGAAAAAATACTACCAGATACACCCCAACCGAGGAGTGTTAATGGAGCATCTGCTTCTGTTTGTTTGAATACTAATTGCATAGTTTTTGCTTTTCTATGCGGATCATAAACTTTTTCTTGCAGTGCTGGACCAGCCCAAATAAGTTCCGGGTCTCCTGGACTCCATTCGTAGAAATCCCAGGTAGTACCAACACCCAATATTTTAAAATCTTCACAAAATTCTTCTTCTGAACCTAAATCATAAATAGAACAAAATTCAAACTCATATGTATCATCAGCAGCTTCAACAAATATACGAGCATTTTTGTATAATTTTTCAATCATTGGTTGACCAAACATATATGGTCTTGAAACGATCTTCATATAAATAGGATCGCCATTATCATCGGTTCCAGTATTCATCTTAAAATACTGACCGCTTAAATTTGTATTACCAAAGTAAATATCTAAGCCACCGCTTGCCGTAGCCTCGGTTTGAAAAAAACAACCAGCTCTAATTCCTGGGTGAGTATTTTTATTTTCACCTTCACCGTATACGGTCCATCTAAATTCAGGGTATTGTTGATAATCACCAACTAAAGTCAAATTAGGTTCAGTGGCGGTAGTATCTTTAAAAACTTGTATATAAATTCTACGATATTTAGTATCATTTACGGTGCTTAATTTATAAGTCTTATTGCCTCTAAAATCACACTGTCTAATTGTTTCTTGTATATTTCTTGCAATAGGACGTACATTTTGCCCATCGGTAGCATATACATTATCTCTACCTAAGAAAACCAGCTCGTCAAAAACTTGAGTTTGTGCATAATGAGATACAGCACCGATATGCTCAGATATTTCGCGATAAATGTATGCTACGGCATCTTCATTTCTACCTAAGTCTGGTAGACCAACTTCTTCTAAACGCCCAATAGAGCGCTCTTTAAGCACAATTGGAACGCCTTTAATCTGTCCTGCCCCTACTATAGCATCAGCCGACCCATATTGCCCCTCTACCGAGAACTCATTTATAACAGGAAAACTCTCTGGTAGTGGCCCATTAAAGCCTAATTTAGAGAAACGACCACGATTCATAGTAGGATGAAATACTAACAGTCTATTTCTTGCAATAATTGGGTATTTAGCCTCATCATAATTGACATAATCAGTCAATTTTGTGTTATCTAAAGACATTTGCTCGGATTGTAGCGCGGCATCTGCTATAGATGACGCATATACAGTCAAATTCGCTTGAATTTCAGTCTCTAAGAACAGTATGTTGCCATTTACTACGGTTCTAAATATTCTTATTTTTTTATCTAAGTGCGATAAATTAGCATTAGCATAAGTTGGTAATGCCGTTAAAGTCAAATTAACAGTCTTATTTGTACTAGTGGTATCAATTGTAGCAGATATTTCAGAAGGACTGCTTTCAGCTACCATAACATCGTTTAAATAAAAGGCGTACGTATAAGCGTACAAGTACTGACCTTCTTCTAGATCTCCGCCTGCGGCTGCAACGCCCGTAGGGGCAGTTGTAGGGGCATCAATACCCATATCTCTTGTGCTAGATTGGCCTTCGTAAACCTGGCCGGATAGAAGATTGCCGCCGTCAAAAACAAACAAACTATCGTTTAGTTGTGCAAATGATGGGCGACCGTTAAAACCAAAGCCAGACTTTACGGTTGTTATTGCGCCTGCAACAACTTTACCTAAAAGAGCAGCACTAGCATTGTTTGTGGCATATAATAAAGTTTGTGTAGTGCCGTCACTCATTTTAAATTCTAAACCTTGCCTAATGTTATATCCGGCAAGAGGGGTGGCTAATACAGGTTCAAACCCTGAGCGTTTAACATAACCGCCAGTAGAACCAATATTGACGTTAAGGGCTTCACGTACGTATCCCTGAGCCATTAAATTCTCAGGCGAAGTGGTGTCTAACCCCTTTGCATCTGAGTATTCTAATTCTGATACGTAGTTTCTAGTACCCATTAATCATCCCAAGCATTAAAACCAGGAACATCATTATTTCCACTAATACCATCAAAGCGTGATTCAAATAAAGATTTGATTCTTGGGTTTTCAACTTCACCAAGATTTCGCATATCATCTAAAATGTCAGATCGAATAAGTGCCATAGCTTCTTGTTTTTTAACAGGAGCACGATCATCATTTTCACGATCAAGAGCTAGTGCAATAACATATTCAATTAAAGATTCTTGATATTTATAAGGAATAGGTAAGGCAGAAGTCATACTGTCTGGATCTGGTACAGTAGGAGTAATTTTACCGTCAATTTTTAAAGACATGACTTTTACTGTTGGTGGCCATATTCTAATTGTGTTATCACCAACTACTGCCCAAAAAGAGGGGGTATCGTTACTGGAACCGTCCGCATTTTCTGCATCAAATCGCCTGATCTGATTTAGTTCTAACCGTTTCATCACAACGCCATCAGCTTCTGCGCGGATAACTTCAACATCAGAGGCAGCCATTAAAAAACCAATATTTGCAACCGAAAGGTCGTATTCAGCTTGGCCGGTTACGGTTGTTAAAGTAAGACCAGTTTTACGTAAAAAAGACCAGTCATGCATTTTGCAGAATCTAAAGATTGCAAGTGGTACTGCTTGTCTTACATAATCTCGGAAAGTAGAACTGGTATTACCAACGTAGTTAACAACTCTAGATACTACATCATTTCCAGTATAGCCTGTTGTTTGATTAATTGCCATCTTCAAACCTCTTAGCAAATTCTAGCTTCTGAAAGAAGCTCATTTTATCATAGTCAGATTCGCCTAAACCTTTGCAATTAAATGCTTTTCTGACTTTATCTAGGGTTGCAACTTTTTTATTAACGAGCGTTAGAGCTATACTGCGCCAACCAGGAACGCATAATCTTGAGTACTCTAAGTTAAATATATCATATTCTGGAATAAAGTCAATACAAATTCCACAAATAAATGAGTCTAATTCGCCTTTTTCTAAGGCTTCTAAATATTTGATATGGTTAGGATTTACTGAACCATAATCTTCAGTCGAGACATTCATCTGCTGTCTTTTGGGGTTTTTAAGGTAAATACCCGAATGCCTATGCCCCTCTTCCCTCTTCACGGACATTTCTGTCTGCACATAAAGTAAAGGATTAACCTTTTTCAATCTGTTTTGAAAATCGCCTATTAGCATAGCCTTTTGTCTCGCTGGTACTAAAGTAAACATAGGTAGAGAAGGGGATGGACCATTCCACCCCCTCCTGCTCATATTAGATACCCGAAGCACCGTTGATTGCAATAACTCTTTTCGAGCTAGCATCAAGGTATTTCACAGCAAAGCCGTTGATTTTGTATCCAACTGTTGCAAACTGATCCAACGGATCGTTAGCTCCAGCCGAACCATGACGTTTTACGATCATTTTCATAGCATCGCCGTTTAGTTCCACAACACCAAATGCTTCTTCGCCGATCACGAAAGATTGGTGAACATCAATTCCACCAGATCCGGTTCCAACAGAAGTTAGCATTTTATCAGAAACCAAGAATCGCATTCCATACATACGTCCGATTTCTCCGTTCATTAGCGGTTTGTTATCGGTGTATTTTTGGATATCAAGGAATGATCCAGCGTTGATATCAACTAGCAGATCATACTCGGCTCTTGGGTGAAGAACTGCAACATAATCACCTGATTCGTGTGGTCCGATATAATCGGCTTTTTGACGAATCATAGCTTCGATTAGTTCTTTGTGTGAAAGAACGTCGCCAGCTTGGATTGCAGCAAAGTTGGCTCTGTTGTTTACGTTTTGGTTTGCGCAGTTATTTGCCAATTCAGCAACAATTAATTGCTCAATGGTTTTAGCTGCGGCAACGCCAAAGCGCTCAGACAGATTATCCAATACAGGATCAATTGCAGTATCTGATAAAAGGTCAGAAACTTTAGCGAATTGTCCGTATTGTGCAATCGTTGCAGATACGTTTGAAGTGCTGAAGGAAATATCAGCAGGTGGGGTTCCCTCTGCCAATGTGGATGTACTTCCAGCAATTGCAGAATATCTTAGCCACTTAACATCTTTACCATTTCCTTTTGGAAGTCTTTGTTTTCTTCCAAGAGGTTGTAGGACCAAACGAGGTTCAAGTGTGCTAAGGAGTTTTTTCTCATAATACAAATGCAGATTTGCGCTATTTGTACTTGTTGTCGATGTAGCCATTTTTTAGCTCCTAATTAATCGTCCGATCTTCCTAATGCCTTACGCATATCATCTAAAGAGAGTTCAGCAAAACTAACTTGCTTATCCCCTTGAGATACAGAAGATTCAGACTGGGCACGTTGTTTTTCAGATCGCACAGAAAGACCATCCTTCTGGGCGCGCTCAGCAGCTTGCTTGGCATAGTAATCAATATCCATACCACGAGACATAAGATCTAGAGCCTTTAAAGCTTTTACAGATGTTAAAGCATCAGGTCTAATAATATCTTGCATCTCTAACGCAAGTTGCTGCATGATTGGTTCTCGTCTAGCATAGTCAGGATTATTCTGTTTTTGTGTATTGTAGTAAGCTGAAGCTTCTGCTTGCATTTGTGAAAGTGTTTGCTTCTTCAATTTGTTAGAGACAGAACTGTTAAGTTCTTTAAGAGCAGCCTTAATAGCTTCTCTTGGGTCTTCTTCAAATTTAGCTTCGAATACAGAAACAGGGTCCGTTTCTTCTTCTGCTTGGATTTGAACTTGTCGAGGTGCTTGAACTTGATTTTGTTGGGATGCATATGTGCTCTCAACTTGTTTATATCTTGTTTCAAGTTCCTCTTTGTCTTTTCGAGTAGAACCTAATTCACTTGCGAGTCGTCCACGTTCTCTTTCTAGCTCTTTATAAGCTTGAATGATCTCCATTGGACTTTTACCCACAAATTTTTGTGGTATTAGGTTTACGTCTTCAACTGCTTCAGATTGTCCTTGAGTAGACAACTCAGGGGTCTGTTGCTCAGTTACGGCCTGAGCGTTGCTTTCTTGCGAGGTCGCCTGTTGATTTGCGATTGTCTCGTTTGCCATGTGTTCCTCCTACAGTTTAGCCCTCTTTGGGGGACTGGTTTTGTTCAGCCAAAGCTCTACCTTCTGCGATTTTGTAATCAACATAAGTTAGAACATTTTGGTAAGCTTTAATGGCCTCTTGGAGGCGTCGAATCTTTTCAAGATCTTGCTCATAAGCAAGCTTCTCTTTTAAATCTGTACAAGTAATTTTAAGAAGGTTTTCAACTGATTTCCAACCATCGGATCTAACCATTGCTTCTAAGGCTTTACCTTCTTCAATTATGCGAACTACTTCATTATCAACAACTTCTTCTTTAGAAGTAAACTCGTTGGTTTCAGGCATCCACAATTTTAAGTTTTCATGTTCGTATAGCATGTATTATCCTAACCCAAGTCCGGTTAAAATGTCAAGTGTTGGTTGCTGATTTAATTGTGGTTGCCCTGCTGCAGGCTGCGGAGCTGCGGCTCCTTGCTGCGCATTAATAGCTTGCTGGGCTGCCAATTGCTGCATTTGCATCATTTGACGCTCTTCTGGGCTATTTACAAAGCGTTTAACTTGACGGCCTAATAACGGTCTTAATAAGGCTTCTAACAACACTTCGCTTTTGACGGTTCCAGGCTGTGAATTTTCAATAGCTTGTAATATTTGGGAGACCGTCTGTATCTTTTGGAACTGCCCCTCCGGTCCCCCATTTTCTAAGGCTGTTTCTACTATAAAATCGAAAGACCGGAAGAACGCATCCGATGGCAATTGTGTGAATGGGTTTGGAGAGTTAGGATCAGAAACTCTAACCCAGTGATCCTCGGTCACGAATTGCCGGTTTGTCATAAGCATGATTTGTGCTACGCGTTTAAAATACATTTCTGATAAGGTTCTAGCTTTAAGACTGATTCTAGAACTTGCAAAACTTTGAATAAAGTTAACGCCCGTTGCAGAACGACCAAATTGTTTTCCAAGGTTGCTTGCGATAGGGGCAGCATTTACAAGCGCTGTCGCGTTTTGGATATCACCTTGAATAAAGGCCATTTCTTCCCTGGAACCGATAGAGGGGTCCATGGGTGGCAAAGGCTTGATACCATTAATATCGTTGGTCCAAATTACGCCGTTTGGTCTTGAAAATAGGCTTTTTGTATTGATACCAGCAGCCCGGTCTGCAATCCACATAGGATTTACTGACAAATTGATATTGTCAAGTCTAGCATTACGTAAAGTATTAGCTTCTTTAATAAGCGAACGTACAGCTAATAGTTCAGGTATGCCATAAAATTCTGTTTCTCGCGAGTAGTTGGGGCAGGCTACAAACGGCTTAAACTTATAGTCATAGAAGTTTTCTTCCATGCGTAGAACTACGTCTCCGTTTGCAATAACAATCAAATACTCTTTAAATTCACCATTCTTTTTAGGATCAAATAGGCCCCAATACTCCCAAACTTCAACTTCACCTTCATCTTTAATACCTTCTACGTTGTCGTTTAGTTTGTCAAAGTCTGCTTTGTACTCATCTGAATAATATGGTTTAGCCCAAGCAGAATTCCCTTTGCTTTGCAGGCTGACCTCGATCTCGTCTACGTTTTTGTAGTTTTTATTTTGACGTAACGCGGTTATAGTTTTGTAGGTACGATGTACGCATCCGCGCATTGCAGCAACATCGCCTGGGCGTTTTACGGTCCAGTCTGGGAAGAAGTCATAGATAGGAACAATTTCAAGGTCTGGCCCATCAAATAGGATCTCAACTGCTGGCTGTTTAATAGAGATAGGCATACCAGTAATTGGGTCCATTTGGGTCACGCGTCGTAGCGTTTCCAATTCTTTATATCGGTAAGGTACTTTTGCAATAGCTGTGCCATCTAAAAGCATAGCTTTGACAAAGTTTGCAGTCTTGCTTTGAAAACCCATTTCTTCAAATTGGTGGTGGTGAAAATCGGTCATTGGATCTTCCCACATAGCATCCTGGTAGTCTTGTCCCTTAAATTGTATAACATTACCCCCTCTAAAGAAAGCGTCTACAATTTGTGGTACTTGGGTTTCAATGATAGTAAAACCAAAAGGAAGTTTAAGATTGGCTCGTTGGACAATGGACCGGCCTGCAGGACTCCAATTTTCATAGAGTTCTCTTGATTTACGTGCCAGCTCTAAATGAGGCTCACGATATTCTTTGCTGTTAAGCATAAATGCCCTAACAACACGAATAGCGTGCTTTTCTGTATCACGTTCAGGGACTTCTTGTTCATCCCGTTCGAATGGATTTTTCATTGTCACTCACCAAGAGTAACTTAGCCGTGCCAAATTACCCAATAATAAAGCCAGTGTCAGGATCAATACTTAATTCCATAACTTCATTCATTCCGGTTTCAGTATTGTTATCCCAGTCACGAGCTGAGTGCATTTCTTCTGTCAAGGCTGCTGCCATAACAAGATCGTCATGAGCATCAGAAGAGGCTTCACGTTTTACAGTGCT